CTTTATATTCAAACGGAAACTTATTACCCTTAATATATTGATAACTAAATTGTGTATTGAATTTACAAAGGGCCGTAAGGGTTGTATAAATACCATATTCAAAGGGCGTAATTAGATTTATTACACCGTCTACAATTTCATGCGTAGGGTACTTATAATATATTACAACCGTTCTCATGGTGTAAATATAGAAATTAATACGTTAATCTTCGATAAAACAAAGAAAAGTTTTAATTAATCTGTAAACTCAATCTTAGGGGGGTTGGAAATAGTTATTTTCTGATCGTTCTCGGTCTTATCTTTCCAGCCGAATCTGTTCTTCATATTCATATACCAACCTGTATAATTAAAGTCTTTATCCTTAAGATTAGTACGCCCTTCTCTTACCCACCATACCTCGCAAAGTCTCTTACACTTTTTTATGGTGGTCAAAAACTCTGGGTTATCTTTTGTTAATCTCTTAAGGGTATTACGTGAAATGTCTAGGGCTACAGCTAATTCAACTATTGAAGCCCCTTCTGTTGATAGGTCTATAATATTCTGTTCCCATCCTTCCGGTAGGTCTGTTAATTGCATGAGGGGCCTACCTTCTTTCTTAGGTTCTTCTTTGTCTTTCTTATCCTTAGCCATAGTAACAAAGTTAGTTAATTCTTTTCGTAAAAAGGTTGAGGAAACACTTTTTTTGAATCTTCGGTTAATTCTAGTATAGTGACATTAGTCATATTTGAGCAATAGGACCAATAGTATTCTTGTGCTGTATGCTCGTAGTGAAATTGGATTAAATCACCGTTCTCATCTAGTAACCTTTTCTTAAGTGCTGTATCGTATAGTAAAAACATAATAAGGTAAATTTACTATTTTATTTTGAATAGCTTTCTTAGTATAGGGTTAATTATTGTGAAGTGTGTTATTGAGGTTAATACTATTACTAAAAATATGTATGAATCTATCATATTTCTTTTAGTGCTTCATGTAGTTTATCCTTTAGTTCGTCTAGGTATTCGTTATCGGAATCCTTTTCTATTATCTTAACTATTCTTAATGTTTCTTTTCTCCATCTATTAAATATCATTTTATTCTCTCTTTTGAGTTGTCCTGTTAGATGTGTGCTTTCCTCTTCCATAGTTAGGAACAAGGCTAGAATCTTAATAAAGTGTTTATGTTGTTGTTCTGTCATGATCTTTTATTGAAGTATCTTCTTATTAAGTAACCTCTTAAAACTGAAGCGATAAAAAAAACAAATGTGATTATAATGTTTTGCCCTATGCTTACTGGTATATTTAATAAAGGATATATTATTACTTGAATTAAGAAAGACGTAACCAATCCTATTATAGTGTTGGTTACGCTCTCTATTATACTGTGTTTCTTAGACTGCATTAAAACAATGTTAATGTTGAGTTTTCTTGAACTGCTACTTTGTGGTTTGATACGTTTAAATTAAAATAGCTTTCTTTAAGTTCAATACTTATAGACTTTCTATTGTGTTTAATTGCACAAAAACCTTCTGAACCTATCCCGCCAAATGGACTTAGTATTGTTTCTCCTTCATTAGAGTATAGGTGCATTATTCTTTCAATAGTATCTAATTGTAAAGGACAAATATGTTTCTCATCATTTCCATCTCTACCACTTCTATATTGTAAAGTCCTTCTGTAATCTACATCCATCCAAACAGGACTAGCGTATTTTTGCCAAAGATCAACAGGCAAATAGTCTGCCTTTGTTTCGTCATCTGCTTGGTGCGTTATTGGTGTTTCGTTTTCTCCTGCATTTCTAAAGAATAAGATATAGTCAGGTATTCCTACTCTTGACATTACGCTGTCCTTTTTAATTGTTTTATGTAGTAGTCCTAGTGCTTTGGTTCTTTGCATTTCTGTTACTGGGTTCTTCCATATTGTTGTTTTAGCATGATAAATAAACCCTTGTTTTGTAAACCAATCTATTAACATTCCGCTAAAGTCTCTAAGTCCTATAAAACCTTCCTTACCTTTTTGTATAGGTAGATCCATACAATGTACAGCGCATATTCTTCCATCCTTTAAAGTTCTTTTTAGTTCAGGTATTAGATATTGAAAGTGTTTCTCGAACTCTTTATAGTTTGATACGTTGCCCATATCTTCCGACTTGTCACTATAAACATATAACTCAGCGAAAGGTGGAGAGAATATAACTAAGTCTGCTGAATTATCTTTTAGCTTCTTTGTTTCTTGTACACAGTCTCCATTTATCAAATGGTAGTCATCTGTTTTAATTTCTTTACTTTCTACTTTTGCACCGTTACTACTTTTGTAATCTGTTTCTGCTGAATATTTTGCCATTTCGCTTATCATTTCTTTATGTTTCTTTTCTTTTATTAATATTGTTTGTCTTACGTTTTTCTGTGATTCAGGAACTAATATATGAACTGTTACCTTTCTTTCTTGTCCGAATCTATAACACCTTCTTACAGCTTGATAGAACGCCTCAAACTTAAAGTCATAAGATGTAAACACCATATTATTACATTGCTGGTAGTTCATCCCAAAACTAGCTATAGATGTTTTAGTTATAAGGTTGTTAAACTCTTTATTTGCAAATCCATTTAAGTTATCTGCTTTTACTTGTGGCTTATCAGATCCTTGCACATTTATAGAATCTTCTATGTTTTTATTAAGGTCTTTTGCTTCATCATTTTTAAGAGTCCATATAATGGTTTGTTCGTTACTTAATAAATCAATCGTTTTTTGTATTCTATCTTCATAACTACGCTTTAAGTCCTTATGTAGTTCAGTAGCACTTACAGCAACATCGCCAAATAGATTGTCGCTTAGGTTTTCTACTGGTATAATATGCTCAATATATTCTATTTCAGGTAAATCATAACCGCAATCATTAAATCCTAGTGTAGCTGGATTATCAATTGCTATACTCCATGTACAAACATACTTCCAAAAGTCATCCTTTGCGTGTTTTCTTAGTCTCCATTTACTTGTTTCACCTCCATCATGTACAAAGTACATTGCTAACATTTCTAAGTAACTCATAGCACCTAAGAATTGGCTATGCTGCCCTAGTTCCATGTGATCGTTTGGTGAAGGTGTTGCAGTACACGCTAATCTGTAAGGAGTTTGTTCGAATGTTTCTATAATTAGTTTAGACAGTTTACCATCTCTACCTTTTAAAATACTGCTTTCATCTAATACAACTCCACTAAACAAATCAACATCATTAATGTTTTTAAGCTGATCGTAGTTTGTTATTTGTATATTATCTCCTTTTCCGTATGGATGGATTTCTATACCAAATTTTACACCCTCTCTAATTGTCTGTTGAACTACTGCTAAAGGTGCTAATATTAATACTGGCTTACCAGTATGCAGCATTACTTGTTCTGCCCATGCTAGTTGCTGTATTGTCTTACCTAATCCGCAATCCTGAAACAATGCAAACCTACCTTTTTTTAATGCTATTTGTACTACGTGCTTTTGAAAGTCAAATAGATTATTGTTTAACTTGCTTTCGTCTACCTCGAACCCAGCATCAACAAAAGACTTCTCCTTTGTTTCTAAAAATTCTTTATACTCCATGTTGTAATATTTTAACATCGTTAATAATAAAATGCTCAACTGCTATTTCTTTTTTAGCAATTTTAACAGCTTCCCATCTGTCTTTAGCTTTAATAGTAAATAAGTTACCTGACCAATCTCTAAATCTAAATGTCTTCATTAATTTAATATTTTTAATAGTTTGATATTTTCAAAGGTTATTATATCCCCTCCTAATGTTTTATAGTTTCCTAAAACCTTTTTAAAAAACTCCCACTTTTTAAATGAGTAAATACATTTGCCTATTATGTATTCTTCTTCTTTTACTTTGTTGTTTTGTTCTATTGTCATAATGCAAAAAACTCCTTAAGGGTTCGGCTATGTGGTATTGCTTCGCCCCTAAAGAGTTTTATTATTTATATTTGATGAATACCACTACATCAATTATTTTCTTATGTCAAATGTACTATTACTTTTTAATTCTACAAATTATTTAGTTAATTTATAATGATTCTAAATAAGGGCTTTTATTTTCTTTTGATAATATTTCTTTAATTCTTTTAACTCTTCTCTGTCCCACTTCCAAACCATCTTTTTGAAGTCTTTTGCTAGTTGTTCGACTTCCTCCGCTTTGTCCTTTCCTATTCGGTCCGGTAACCTGTGGCCGTATTCCTGTTCGTTTCCGTTAAGGTTAATATTACATTTTATACATTGACCATTTATATTAAATTCGTTAAATCTAAGGTTTGAATAAGGATCTGCTGCCTTATAATGTCCGGCATGAAAGTCTGGACTATAAGGCACTCCACAACTTATACAAGGCTTTCCTTTGTCTCTGTTTCTTATGTAGGTGTGACAAGCAATCTTAGTTGCCTGAAGCAATAGTCCTAATTTGTTTTTATCCTTCTTATCTTCAAAGGCTTGGTTTAGTTCTCTTCGTGGTTTTGTTGCTGTAAAGATAGATTTGTTTAGCTTCTCCTTTCCTTCTGGAGTGTTAAGTAACCATTTAGAATAACAGCCACAGTTATGACCTAAGCCGTAAGTTCTTTGATAGGCTAATTCTCCGCACCCTTCAAAGCCTTTGGCCTTTCCTATTGCTTTACATGGTTTCTGTTTAGCTTTCATTTAATGCGTTTCTATTTTAGCTAATTCTATTACTCTTGCCTGATATGCTTCTAAAT